AACCAGTCCAATCATTAGGGCTATGGTTAACACCGGTAGCGATAATGTAAGGACGTGGCTTGCTGTCCATAGAATATTTCTTTGCTATTTGAGTTCTATGTAATATTGTCACAGCCATAGGTGACGGTGCAAATCGTCTAGCGCCTGAAACAACGGTGTCTTGACATTTTATAAAATTTAGATAATTTTCGGTGTCTTCAAATACAAAGTTCATTCTTGCGCACACTCAAAATAAAAATCTTCCAAAGCAGGAAATGTTTCTAAGAAATTGGTACCACGTCTGCGGTCATATTCTGTAAACCAATTAAAGAAGTCTCTTTTGCCTTCTTTTAGCTTTTCTGGGGTATAGATACTAGATTCCATGTATTTTACAACTCTTTCAAATTTAGCATACTCTAAGTCGTTGAATTTACTACGGTTTTTATCGTCTAAATTGGCTAGAATGAAGTCTAGGTGACTTTTCATGTACGGCATAAACTTGTCTTTAGGCAATATATTCATATCGTATTGCAGCGGCTCTTTTAAGTAAGGTGTATCAAAACGAATACGTTGCCATTTATTTTGTTCAAACCCATTATACTTAACACGCCATTCTAAAATCTTTTCTAACAGGCTTTGGAAGTTTGTTACTGTTAATATATTAAACGTAATCATAAACGTGATAGGTAAAGATGTTTTGGTTAGATATGTATCTAAATTTCTTTCCCATACTGTTAAATCCAAACCTGTACGAATATATTCTGCAGGCGCACCCCAGGTGTCCATACTAGTGAAAATTTTAAAATCTTTAATACATCCGTTGGCAATTAACGCATTTACCTTTTCTACTAATCTATCAATTAATACAGGCTTAACTCCAAAATTTGTGTTAATGTTTAGTTCTAAATTAGGCAAGGGATTTACTGCTAAATCGTCTAGCAATTTCCATGTGCTTTGTTGTAACAAAGGTTCGCCACCGGTAATGCGTAAAATGGTTAATGTCCTACGAACTTCGGGCCACCAACGCCACCATGCGTCTACATAAGGATTAGTTTCTTCTTCGTAAATTTCAAACCAATCAATGTCGTTGCGATGATTTTTAACCATAGTATAAGGACCATGATCTTTAATTTCTTTGTAATAAGCACTGCTGTGTTTAGGGTGGCAATATCCGCATTTAAAATTACATTCATTGCCAAAACTAATTTCTATATATTGTGGATTTATCGGCATCATTGGATTTTCTACAATATTCTTAAAACGCTGTTCTGTATAGATGCTAGCGTTGCGTTCATGTCTATCCGAAATATAGTCCTCGCCTAATGCTTCAATATTCCAACAGTATTGGCATCCTGCAGGTTTTTGTCCTTCAAGCATATCAAATCGTTCGGACATCTTTTGTGGTGTGTTGTGTAACACACTAGGATTGTATTCTAATTCGTCCAACGGAATTTTATGTGGAGCTGGATGATAACAACTATGTGTTTCTCCTGTGCCTAAATAAATTGTTGTATGATGCCACTTAGCCAAACAAAAAGTTGGGCTAACTTCATTCATAATTGGAATAAACTTTTTAATTCTTAGTTTATCGTCCACGGAACTGTTCCTCTAGCCAATCGAAGTCGTTAATCTTTGCCAGTGCTTCTGGATTGTCTTTGTTTGCTAATCCGTAATCTCTACCCATTATGGCACCATTTTGTGCATGAACGTCTGTGGTTTTCATGCACCACACATTTAAACGTTCTTGTGTTTCTGAATCATCTTGTCGGTCAATAACACGACTTGCTAGTTTACAACATTCGCGGAAACCAGATTTAAAACTATTAAACGGATCTGTATTAAATGCTGTGATGTTACTAATTTCGTCCATGGCTTTAAACAACGAACTAATACTTGTAGTCATATCTGGTTTAGACAGATCCATATTTTGTGTTAATCTCTTAGGCAATAATTTTACACCGCCGTATCCATACTCTAATCCATTAACAGGATTACGACTGCGCCATACATGTACACATTCTAAATCATATTTGCTAACTTCATAATCAAAATTAAATGTATCAAGTATTTCAGCATCACCGTCTACTACCCAAAACATTTTTGTAAATGCTTTTTTTGCCGCGGCAATGTGTGCTTGATGAATTCCTTTAATTCCATGTACTCGATGTGCGTAAGGAAACCTTGCTTTTAATCTAGCAAAGTTTGCATCTGCATTTGGTTCGTTATAACTAATAAAAATAATATCGTACATTATTGTCTAAAATAAGTTAGTCCTAGATTTATCGTTTCGTCGTATAAATCTAAAATATACTTGCTCTGTTGCGCATTGAAGTTAGGCCAATCCAATCCTAATTTTAATTTGATACGTTCGCCTATTTCTGCAATATCAGCTTCAATAGAATCGTGCTTAATATTTTCATTATAAATGCTTCTTAAGATTTCAAAATCTCTAACATCAACATAGTTCCAATCTGTACAGTTAGTCATCCATGTTCCCATACGAGCGCCAAGGATAGCATACAGGCCGTTTTCTTCGTGTGCGCCAACTGTACTCCACATACGTAATCTATGAATATTGTGCCACCAAATATGATCCTGTAATTCCATAGCAGGAACTTTTACACCATCTTTAAGTGTCATCTTAACACCTTCACGGAATCCTGCTCTCCATGCTTGGAACGGACTACCTGTAATAATGCTGTCACTGTATACCACAGGAAAATTTCTATATCCATCTTCCCAACAGAAATCAACCTGCGCACGATCACTTTCGCTGGCTTCGTGTGTTTTCATATTAAGTATAAAATCTTTTTTCCAGATTTTCAAACCACCATTGCCATACCGTAATCCATTGATTTTATTTCTGCCGCACCATCCGTAGACTTGAATTTTAGGATCACTCATATCCAAATCTAAATCAAAGAATTTAGGATCTACAATATTATCAGCATCTACAGTAATCAACCAATCTGTTTCTGCTAGCTCTGCTGCGGCCTTATGTGCGGCATCACTACCTTTAACACCATGTACACGCTTTGCCCATGGCGCTTTATCGCAGAGATCAGCATAATGTATATCAGCATTAGGTTCATCATAGCTAATAAAAATAATATCAAATTCTACTATTTTCATATTCTTTCCAATACATAATTTTTAAACAGTCGTCTAGTATATACACTGAACTTTTCAGGAAGTTCTAAATTCTTCAAGGTTATTTTGTTATCGATTAAATCCATTATCTTTATTGAAAATACTTTATATAAAACATTAGGATCATTGTAATCAGTGATTAAAAAATTCATGTCAGTGCTTCCTGCCCAATTTATTTTTTTACGTTTTACAGGCTGAAACTTTTCTGGAAGTAATTTAGTACCTCCATATTCCTCAGTTAACTCTAATGTAAGAGAATTGTTTTCGTAAGTCAAAAATACATTGGGCTTTTCAAAATCTGCGTGATCAATTTCGACTATTCTATGTAAGACATCATCAATTTTAAACATGGCCCGTGTTTCTAAAATTGTTACTGTGTCTCCGGTAATATCAACCGAACATGAATCTAACGTAATCTTGCCTTCTATAATCATCTCGGCAATTTCTTGATCCATTTCAATTTTATATTTGTTATTCACAAATGCATGGCTAGGTCCTACCGCGGTAACAGCACCGGTCTCAGGATCAAATGTTGCCATGAACTGAACTGGTTCGATATTAAAATTTTTTAACCATTGATCAAGTTCTTCTATTTCTTCCATGCTATCTCCTCTAAGATATTGATAATCTCTTGATCAATTTTATCTTTTTCAACATAATGGACGATGTTATTCTGCTGAAAGTTACCTATCTTTAATTTGCCTTTTCTATTGAAATAAAAACCTACGTGATCGCTCCATACGTCTGCAGGCCAAGGCCAATTTTGTATCATGCCTTTCATATGTACTACTTTAGGAAAATCTAATTTGTATGATATATCATCTGCTATATCTAAAATTTTTGCTGATAATGCAAATGCTTCGTCAGTACCTACAACACGAGGTTTTAATTCAGTTAAAAATAAATTTGAAAACTCAATTGGATTTTTAATAATGTATCTACCTAGCGTGAAAAATTCTTTGGCTAGTTCACTGTCTTTCTTAAAGAAAGTCCAGAATGAATATAAATTAGGTAAATGATTTCTTGTAAAAGCTCTTCTATAATAATCATCTGTAATTAATTCACCTCGATAGGTATAGGCTTTATTAGCCACATACAATTCACAATTTTCAATAAAATAATCAATCCAATGACTGTAATCTTCTGTAAACAACATATCGCTGTCTAAGCATACTGTATGCTCAAATGGAGATAGCTGATCCATCCAACTACGTCCATCCCAAAAAGTTTCTTGATTCCATTCTATCACTTCGTCAAATACCCACGACGATTTAAAACGATCGATGTCTGACGGATCATCTATTACCAACGCTACTTTATCGTAGCCTTCTTTTTGTGTATTTTTAATACTTAATGCTAATGCATAAGCTAGCCGTGTGTAGTCGATGTCTTTGTGTTTTGCTACAAATATCAAATATCCAAAGTTCATATCAGTCCCATTAGTTTTTCTGAATGACGTATTATACTTTGCTTATTCATGATATGAATATCTAGATTTTTAACTGCGGCTGCACAGTAATTCTTGTCGCTCATTGGTGTAACTAAAAATGTCAGCTTACCGTTATCGCTGACATCTTGTAATATGTCTTTGTCTAATACTGTTAATACCGAAGGCAAGCTCATTGTTGTGTCAGTTTCGAATCCATCTAAAATATGTTTGGCAACACTAAACGAAATATCATTTCTATATTGCTGCGAATTAAATCTAAACAAGTCCGCATAGTGTTGATAATTTTCTCTTATAACATCAACTAATTCAAAAAATCGTTCAGCATATTCGCTTTTTTTAAACATCACAGTTGTTGCCCAATATAAATGTACACCTGTATCAGAAACATATTTGTCATGATATCCTAGTCGTTTTTGATCATAGATATCTAACATGGATTTACCAATCATAACTTCTGAATCTAAGTCCCAATAAGAATTTAATCTATCTGAAAAAATTAAAAAATCACTGTCTAACAATAATGTTTGATCATATGGAGATAGTTTATATGCGTTTGATCTATTAGAGTTAACAAACGGAATAGATTTGGAATATATTCCATCGTGTAAATTTCTTCGATTGTCAGTTACTGGTCTATCAACTTCGATTATTTTATCAAAGGTTGATTCTAATTTCTCAAATGTTCCTGATTGTTTTGTCCAAGAAAGTGTTGAAGGATCTGTTATCAGCGACACTGGTATCTGTAGATGTTTTTTTGCTAATCCGGCAGATATCAAAGACATGTATGCATAATCAATGTCTCTGTTGTTGTGTGCAAATATTATCGCGCCTCGTGTCATAGATCTAAAAGTTTTTCCACGCTTCGGCTTTTTTTGAGTTCTTGATATTCTTGATAATACTCTAATGTAGTATCATAATATCTATCAACGATGTCATCTCTGAATTGTTCCAGATTTTCAATCATTATTGGATTTTCGTTTGCATCGATTAGGGGAACATTTTCGGTTCTTCCTTGATCAATAAACATCTGAACAAAGGTAATTAAACTTCTATCAATTTTAAAGATACCACCATTTTGACCAAAAGTCAATTTGGCATCAATTTTTTCTTTGAGGAGTTTTCTCTGTATAGAGAAAGTTTGACGGTAGTTTGAAAAATCCAGAGCTTTTTTAAATTGCTCTTCCATTTTATTCTCCTAATTAAAGTAGCAGTTTATTTATTTTGCTCTTTAATCAGGAAAAAATTTATGTTGTAGGAGGTGTAGAGAATATCATAGTCGGCGACACTATTTGGAAAGTACCAGAACCGCTTGGTTGTAGTGTACCTGATGCTTCAAGTGTTGACATAGTAACACGCACTGTTCCATCGACACCTTCGGTTGCACCGCCTAATGCTGTGTGATTGTCTAATAACTCAACTTGGAATTCTATCAGTGATGCTGTTCCTGCAGAGTTATCAAGAACGCCAGGTGTTCGTGCATACACGTTAACAGTATTTGTTGAATACGGATTAGTAGATGTTGCTGTATACCATGCACTAAATCCATTAGATAGTCTATAAAAATTACCACCATTTAATGTTCCGGTGTCTTGAATTGGTTTATTACCACCAAACCCTTGTTGACCCATCGAGGTTAACAGTGCAGACCAACTTGCATTTTGAGCCGCAATTGCTCCTGATGATGTTCCGCCTGTTCTAGAAATACTAACACGTATTTCACCACCCGAATTAAAGAAATATCTCGCTGCCGATGCGGATGGCCAGGATACCTGTATTAGTGAATAAATTCTTCCAGTCCAAGTTGCTCCAAGAGCTCCAGGCCATGCAGTTTCAGTATACCATAATCCGCCACCGTCTGGTGCAGATCTAGTTAATGATTGAGTACTAGCAATATTGAATTTTTGAGTCACAACAACATCAGCCCATTGGTTGTATTGAGTATAAGGTGATGTTGTGTTATTTGCTTTAACTGTATCGCCAATAGAAATATTTGCAAGACCAGGTAATGTTCCTACTTGATGATAATAAGCATTGATGATATCATACTTCAAATTGGACCAATCACTTACCGATACCTTGCTGCTAGTTGATACTTGATTACTTAATACTGTTTGTCCATAACCGGAATTACCTGTACCAGCACCTAATATTCCTGCTACCTTAGTTTGAATATTATTGTAATCAGCTATTTGAATAGTTTTAGATACCCATGTTCCAGAGACTGTCCCTGAACCTAGAGTTACTGTTCCTTGGTCATATAAATTTGATCCGTTAATTGCGCCTGCACCAGTGATACCCACTGTTGCCGCTGGCATCACAGTACCTGTACCTGTACCGGCAGCTTTAGCTGTGAATGTTAGACCTGGGAATGCTAAAAAGTTTTCTGGAAGTGCTGACCCAGTACCATAAGCAAGTCCGGTTGATGGATTTATACCTACTGTTGCTG